AATATAATAATAATTAATAATTCTAACTAGGGTCAAACGAACCTAAATCAAATCCTCCACCTAGTATATCATTACCTGCGGACTCAAAGTTTTTAGGTGCTTTACCACTATTTCTTTGTTCAATCATCTCTGATTGTTGTGTAGCTTGTATCTTTGTTCTTTCGTCTTTACGATCTTCTTTTTCTTTTTCTCTAGTCTTCATGCCATCAACCTCAATTCCTTTTAGCTGCATGCTATACTGAAACTCTAAAGCCATAAGCTCTTTTTTATGCATAACTTCTTGTTGCATTTTCTGAGAATCAATCTGTGATTTTGCTTGTTCTAATTGTAGTTTGCTCTGCATTAGTGCTTGATCTTTTTGCATTTCAACTTGAGCGGCTGCTTGTGCAGCTTGCGTGTTGGACTGTGACTGCGCTTGGATGTTGTCCATTTGCAATTGACGATCTTTTTGTTCTTTCTTTTGCCTACGTATTTTAAGAAGTTGATTTGCTAGCTTAATATTACGTATTTCTCTAAGATCAATTGCATCTTCTAGTTCTATACTTTTTTGCTGCAAGGCCATTTGAATATTGTTTTCAAGTATTGTTTTTTCTTCTTCATCAGGTTGTAAAGTGATAAATATTCCAAAATCATAAAGATGTAATTTAGATATTTCTTCTAGTGTAGCCATATTATGAACACCTATAGCCTGTATGAAAGCGTCTTTTGTTGGAGAATATTCTATAATATCAGATATTCTAAGAGAAAGACACTCACACGTTTCGGCTGTTAAATATAATCCAGCTTGTAATATATGTCGTGTTGCTGTGTTTGAATTAGCTGCCGCTAATTTTTGAACACCAACTAAAGCGTTTTTATCTGGCATACTACCATCTCTAGCCTCATTAAGCCCGGTTGTGTCTCTTATCATTTGTAAGTAATAGTTATAATTACCTATTAACGCTTGCATTTTATTACCACCACTACCTGATGTTATTTCTTGGATAGGTACTTTGCCTGGATTCATGTCGCCTTCACTAGTAAATGATCTACCTATAACACTACCAGTTTGAAAGAACATGTTTAATGCTTCTTGAGGATTATAATTTGTTCCGTTACCTAAATCAACCTCAGCTAAACCATCAGCATCTAAATAAACACCATCTGGAACCATTCTTGACATTACTTGCTGTAACTTTAAATGTGTTAACTGTATCATATCAGCAAATCCAGTTATACGTTTTACTAATGAATCTATTTTGCCGTTGTACATACGTGGAGCAACAATAGCGTAATTCATTTTCACTTTAGTATAATCACTTTTAGGACGCATCATGTTTTTAGACATCTCCCATTTAAGTAATTTATCAGTACCAAGAATCATAGCGCCATCATATAAGCACTCTATAGACCTTAGCATCCTGCTAAAACCTCCTTCCATATCTTCTGGTGGATTAAAGGAATCATCTTTAGGTATAATTTTATCAGCACCGCTACCGGTTTCTTTTACTTTGTATACCTCATTCATGTAGGTTTTATAGTTAAAGTACAAAACTTGAATAGTATTATTGTCTTCTTTGTCGTAAGTATGCGTGGAGTTATAGTTAGATCTATTAGTAGATTTATTTTTCATTATATCCTCTAGATCACTCTCAGATAAATGAGGAAATTCTTTTGCTAGTTCATTTACTGGAATAGTTTTTACTTCACCAACGTAGTATATATCTTCAAAATATGGTGAGTTAGTGTATGAGTATACCAAATTAGCTGGATCAACGTAATCAACAACTACGCCTTCAGATGTATTAAAAGAAGTTTTAACAGCTCCAATGCCTAAAACCGTTAAGTCATAATAAAACCTCTTTTTTGTTAATTCATAATTATTACCTTCCATTAAAACAGCTAGAGCTTGTTCTTCAGCAATTTCTACAGCCTGCTTATATGTTAATTGCATATGAAGCTGTAGTTCTTCTGTTGTTTCTGGTAGTTGTTTTTCTTCGCTTTCTTTAGTATTAACCCCAAAGTTTTCAGCCGCAAACTGATCAAATTCTTTAAACTCCATGTCGTTTATTATAGCCTCCATGTAAGTTGTTCTATCTTTCATACCATAAGCGTCTTGAGAAAAAGCTTTTATATCATATGTTCTTTCCGCAATACCATTAACAACTATATCTACAAATTTAGAAATAATAGGAATTGGCTTCCAATCTAAATTTAAATAGGACAAATCGCCATTGATTGACAACTCATCCTTATATTTCTGTATAGATTGTTCGCCTCTTGCGTACAACCTTAAATTATGAAAATCATTATGATTAGACTTATATCTATTAGAACCTCTGTCGTTGTTAAACCACTCTTGCTCTATAGCTTTACCTACTTTTAAACCGTAATCATAGCTTAGCTTTTCGGCATCGCTTACGGTTTGACTTGGGAAATAACTTTTAATGCCAGACTCTGCCATATTTATTATTTGATTATTTGTGAATTACTTCCAGTATTACTATACTTGGAAACGTTTATATTTAGTTTAGGTTTTTCAACCTTAGCGTTTGGCGCGTATAAATGCCTGTTGTTTGCCATTATAGCTAAACCAGAACTTATAGACGCATCGTGTTTTGTTCTTTTGTTTATATCAAATCTACTCCAATCGTTTAACAGCTCGTTAAAATATAGATCTCCAAAAGTTCCATCTTGCTTCATGCCTACGTGGTCTTGAATATACATTTCAATTGCCGCGGCATGAGCTTGTTTTATGTCTTCACTAGAGTTTGGTATTCCACCTACTTCTTTTTCTGCAACAGATAACTTGTTCCATAATTTGTCCGGCCTATTCATACTAAAACCTCTATATCCTCTTCTTCTAAAATAGTATAATAATCTAGGCTTGTTGTTCTCAGCAAGTATAGGCATACCATAAAATATACAAGCCATTAGAACGTCTTCAAAGAATATTTCTGCCGTAGGTGGTCTAGATAAGTATTCTAAAAAGAAACTATTAGCTGGAGCGTCCTCCATGCTGAACCTAGTAAGTCCATGCAAAGCTCCTTTAGAACCCTCTCCATCTACGGTTCCCGATATATCATATGAATCACAGCCAAAGGCTCCCATATGTTCGTTACCAGGATATTTTATACCATTTTTAAGTACCACTCTATTTTGTAATTGCTGAGGTGGAACCCAGCTAACTTTAAATCTACCTTTTGGATCTGGGTAGAATATCACTTGTGAATCTTTAACACCGTTTACCCATTGAAAGTTACCTGTTGTAACCCCTAAGGTTCTAGCCATTTCTTCGTTGTAATCTATCTGTTCATATATCTTAACCAAATTAAATATACTACCTTTTGTTTCATCTCTAAACGCGTGCTCTGTTGTTCTTGGAAATTGACGGTAAAATTCATTTAAACCATCTTGATCGCCTTTTAATCCATCAACTTCATTTTGCCAATTATCTATTACGCCTACGTCTATTAATTCACCGTCTGGTGCGAATCTATCGATATCAGGAGTAGTAAAGACTGGAATTCCATACTCGTCAATAAATCCTTCGTAGTTCCATTCCATTGGGATAAAAAGAGAGTATAATCCAGACTTCGTCTGACCATTTCTATTTCTTTTTGTGACATCCGATGAGTTGTATAGTTTTTTAAAGTTTTCTCCACCTTTATCTAATGCGTTTGAAGTGCTACCCATCATACATTTACCTATAATCCTACTACCTAATCGTAAACATGTTTTTGTAACCCTCCAGTTATTTAAAATATTATCAGGTCTTTCCCATTTACCACTTTCATCGTGTACCAGTAGAGCTAACTTTTCACCATCATAGCTATTGTCTCCAGTATTTTTCCAATCAATAGTTGTATCTAATCCCTGTATGTCTTCTAGCTTTTCATTAGCTGTTATTTTTTTTCTTGTAAACTTACTAGCTGGTACTCTATATGCTAACTCTGACTTTGGGCGATCCATACCATCTTGCACGGGTTTAAAAAAGAAAGGATAGTTTATGCTAATTGGTACAACTTTGTCTGTAAACATTTTTTTTGCATCAGCACCTGTTTTAGAAAGCACTCCATATCTACTATCACTCGCAAGAGTGGCTAAATTAACTGTTTCTGCTGATGACATAAAAGAAAACCCAGATCGTCTATTTTTAAGGTAGCATATACCGTAGCATCTTTTATCAGCTTTACAAGCTTCCCAGAATATATAAAATAATCTATTTGCCTCTCTAAAATCTGGAGCTCCAACATCAATTTTGCTCCACTGAAGATACATATAGTGTGTTCCCACTATATAGGTTGGTTTATCATTATTCATAAACCAAAACCCTTCGTCTCTTCTTTTAAACTCTTCGTCTATATAATCGAACCACTGTTCTTTTTGTTCGTCTGGATAACTTCTCCAATCAAATATATTTTTTAAACGCTCTAATTCCTTAGGTTGTTCAAATTTTACCCATTTGTTTTTGGGGTGCACGTACACTCCTTTTGGTTCCAACGGCAAGCCAATTCGCAAATCTTGGATTTCAAGGATTTCACCAATTTTACCCGTTTTTGAGATAACAATAATATCATGTTCTTTATCATATCCATATTTCCATTTTTTACCTTTGTTAAGACGACTAATAGTCGTTCTTTTAATTGGTTCTATTACATTAACTAAACTTTGCTCGTACATTACTTAGATCTACCTTCTGCGAATCCTCTAAAGACTTTTTCCTTTGCCTCTTCAGGTGCTTTGCCCTCAAGTAGTTGCTCTTCTTCCTGGATTCTGTTAAGTATTTCGAATGCGTCAAATATAGCTAGTTTTTTAGTAGCCGCTGCATTCTTCAATCTATCTGCTGATATGTCTTCGTCTGAATCAACGATTTCTTCTCTTGCTACTTTAATCAGCTCTTCGACTGCCTTGTGCCCAGCTTGGATTATACTCCTCTTCGTTTCCTTGATGTTCATATTGGATTGTAATAAAATTAGATAAAACTCGATATAGTCTCTCGCCATCAACGACAAACTCGTATTCACTACTTGGTCTGAAACCAACTAGATCTCCAACCTTAACTGTACCGTCTGAATATTTAACAATACCTTGTAAAGGTTTTTCAGATTCAATATTAAATTGATCTATAGCTTTTAAAGGTTTAACAAAACAATAACCAGGGGGCGCATGCCAATTATTGTCAGAAAAACTAGCACAGTATTTTAATAAAAATATTTGATCATAATTTACCAAATAAGTTTTTTCGTTAAAATAGCTTCTACTATTCTTTTCAATACCTTTTACGTTGTGCCATCTACGGAATACATTGTGATGCACTATGACTTCATCTCCTGGTTTAATGTCTGTATCACCAATTATTGGAGTTGATACAATAACAGCTTCTCTATTTACATATTGGTGATTAAAAATCTCTGTATTCAAGATTAACTCTCCACTATCTAACTTTTTAGTATTGTTATATCTTTCTCCTTTTGGTGTTACAACAAAGTTGTAAACGCTTTTCATTAGTATTCTAGATTATACTCTACAGATACTGCCATATTCTTATTAAAGTCTTTCCAAGGAAGTACATCCTTTTTCTTTTTAATATAAACAGAGAACTTATCTTTTTCTTCTATAATATCGCAGATAGTATGACCACCATACACTTCTTGCCCCACGGCATAGTGCATAGCGTCATTCTTATAATCTTTACCGATGCTAATCTTTCTTATCAGCTTCGCCATTTTCTGGATAGTTTATTATTCCGTCTTGGATATTAATATCGAAAGTACCATAGTCTTTTTCAAATTCAGATTGTAGCGCTGTAAGCTTGTCTCTTAGTACAGCGATTTGATGCATTAGCTCATGTTTTTTAACCTCCATAGAGCCAATTTCCAACTGTGATCTATTTAAATTATTCACTGTATCTTGAACTTTTTTTAACTGATCTTCAGTTATTTTTTCGGGTTTAATACCTTTAAGTTCTTTAATTTTTGCGTTTGTTCCTTTTGCCATTTTTATTTAATTTAAGTTAATTCTATTTTTATTTATTTTTAGATAAATACTGAAACACCATTCAATCTTGCATCAAAGCCAGATTTTGATTCTTTAGCGCGACCGCCGCTATAATCATTGAGTTTCCAATATGCAACTAAATTAGATGAAACGTCATAATCATCTTCATCTACTAATAAGTTTGGGTTGTTTGCTGCGGTTGGTTTACCTGCGTCGTGTACAACTGCCACCGCGGCTGCGTCTAAAGCTGCGTTCCATATCGCGAATTCCGCAAAATCAGCCGGAATACCAAGTCCAGTTGTGTTACTGTCAAGTACAGTTCCTATCGCGCCTATTGCAAAAACATCACCCTCATCATCAAAAGCAGCGTGTTTTGCTTCAGCAATTTCATTACTACCTACTATGGAAGTATTTACCGCGTCTCCATCTACGTATATAATAGAGGTACTATTACCACCACCCACTTTTGTCATTGTTACGGCTATATGCTTATAAGCATTAGCACCACTTGCAAAAACTGCAGCATCTGTTTTGTTTTGATGAGTATCACTATCACCTGCAAAAGTAAACGTAAGTTTTCCATCTGTTGCGTTTTGTAAAGTTATCAAATCAGTACCGTCCCCTAGTGATCCAAAAATAAAGGGCGCATAGTCTGTTTGTCCACTGACCACCTCAATCCAAAAAGCTATAGTAAAAGAGCCTTGAAATGTACTTTTTAAATTTGCACCTTGAGTAGCAATAACACCTTCATCAGTTCCTCTAACAACCCTAACCGCGGTTCCTATTGGCGTAACTACTCCAGCTGCGTTATCAGAACCCATAGCAGGACCAACACCATAAAAACCTGTTCCTAATCCTAAAGGCGCCATTAGTTTCCTAAATAAGCAATTACAGTTCCTGACGCTAAATCAATCTCAGTCCATCTACCGTATATAGTAAGTCCTTTTGGAAAAACATTACTTACGTCAACAAACAAACCAACCGAACCAGATAATACTGTTTCAGAGCCATCCGCTACATTATGCGCAGCCACATCAGTACCCATGTATTCTAATCCTTGTGCGGTATTTGTAGTGTCTGCTAGTAACCCAGCTGTGGTATCAAATGTAACATCTGTTACACAAGTTATAGCTATAAAAACCATCCCCGTTGGTGGACTTGCTGCGGCTGTCCCGTCTAAAAACATGCTACCCATTTGTCCGAAGCCATAAGCGACTTCTGTTGAATTTTGTCCCATAATTTTATTTTTTTACTTTTTCTAGTGATCGTCCGCCAAAATAAGCACCGATCACGGTTATTAATACTAATTGAAGTAAATCCACCCAAGATGATTTTACTTCGAAATTTAATGCACCTGCATCTATAAATATCAATAGCATGGTGCATACTATTAAGAATATCATTACTAATGGTCTAACGTTTTTGCTAAGCCATGAATCTGATTTTAAGTCTGCTTCCCATCTGCTTGTAATGTTTTTCTCCATCGCAGCTTCGTGATTAGCTATAATTTCTTTTATTTTTCTTTCTGCCTCAAGCTTTTCTTCCTTAGATGTGTGTAGGTTATCTATTACTCCTCCTACACCTTTTACTAATTCAGCAGCTCCTCCAGAAAATAATTTACCTAACATAATTTAATTTTTAATATCCACCACCACCACCACCGCCGCCGCCACTAGAAGTAGTTCTTCTTATAGTTGGTCGTACTAGTCGTTCTATTTCTTCTGTCCGTATTGGTTGTACTGTTCTTACTGGCCGTACTATTTGCTCTGGTTGTTCTTGTTGCGCCGGTGTTATTGGTGGTGGTACAATTAAATTTGCTTTTTGTCTTGCGGCAAGTGCCGCGTCAAATTTCATCGGTCTTCTTTTGGCTAATTCTGAGTGATTGTTGCCTCCCATATAACCTTTTTCCCCTTCCCAATAATGAACATGATAACCGCCCTTTAACCTGTTAAATCTACCCCATTGTAAAGCTTCTTGTATGGAGCTAAACAAAGGTATCCCATTCATTCTTGTTATTACCGCCATATCGTTTTATTTTTTTGCGAATTTTTCTATACCGCTAATTCCAAAGCATCCTAGCACTACAAACACAAAAGAATCGTATACAAATTCATTTATCATTAGATCTCTTCCTAACCAACCGGTTACAAGGTCTACTATCATTATCACACACATTATCGCAAATGCAACGAATCCTATGATAGATTTTTCATTCCAATCGTTATTATCTTTAAATATCTCCATCAGTACCGTTGTTTGCATCATTCTCCCAAGGAAAACCAGTGTCTCCAGCTTCTTTCCACTTACCGTCTACTAATATAGAGTCTACACCATCAATATCCATTCTTGGAAACTCTTCACCATTATAAGTAATACTATCGTCAGTATAAGCTAGTTTACCTAACCTCATATCAGTAGCATGTCTCATTTCGTGATTTATTACTTGTTTATCCTCGTAACTACCAGGTATTATATTTTCATTAACATAAATGGATCCATCCATATTAGCCTCTCCCATTATACCTTCTTCTAATGGTACTCTAATAATAGGTGTTCCAGAAACAGAACCTTCACCACCAGATTGTTTACCAAAACGCATTTTTGTTTTAATTTCACCGTTAGTAGCTTCTAAACCTCTATTTGATCCCATTTTAAATCCCATTATGCTCCGTAGTATCCTTTCTTATAATTTTTTACAGCAGACTTTTTTCCGTACATTTTGATACCTGAAGCCGCATCTTTCATAGACTCAGTTTTATTCCCATCTTTATCTATATCAATATAATCTGGCTTAGCGTTTTTCATCATAATAGGGTTTTTACCTTTTCCGTACATTTTCATTGCTGATGGTCCACCACCGCTTTTTCCTTTAAAATTTGGCATATTATCTGTCTTTGTCTTTAATCATATCATCTATAGCTTTATTGTAAACTTTATCTGTATATGATTTATTTTTATAAAATACACTTCGTTCTGAAGTGGGTAAGTCCTCCTCACCTAATAGGATACGATATATCCTACTTATCATTTGAGAGCATTTCCAAGATGTTTTAAATACAGAATACATTATCGTCGTACGATTCCTGTGTCTCCATACATCGATCCAACCTTCTCTTTTTAATCTCTCCCATCTTGCTTTATCCCACGAGTATGTATAAACTCCGTTGATAAAATCGTTTCGTGTAAATC